TGACTTACACTTATTTGTGTGCCAAATCCGTCATTTACTTGTGTTGCTTCAAACTCTTGATATTTTTGATAATTGTCATTTACATTTCTATAAACAAGAACTTTGTTAGGAGCGTCTGTGTACTCTGCTGTAACAACTAATACTTCGCCGTCATCACTAATATCAAAATCTTTACCAAACGATGTTAGGCCAGTTGCATCAAGTTTTAAAGACGAATCATTATTATAAACAAGATCTGTGTTATTCGGTATGTAACCAATGTAATCAATACTTCTAATTTTATCATCAGTAGCAAGTTGCCAGTCTAATATATTAAAGCTATCACCGTTTGCTATATTAGTTTGTGCAATATAAAAATTGCCATCATTGAATACTATGTCATTTAAATAGTAATCTCTATCATTACCAAATGCTCCCTTGTATCTTTTATCTTTAGCAAGGTCCCAGTTGTATGATATTCCTTCTTCGTCTGTTCCGTTATTTACAAAGTAAATTCTTCCTGGATTAGATTCTGTTCCATCGCCTTCGCATCCAATAAATGCTTTATACAACTCGTTACGCTTGGCTATTTTAATATTAGACCCTATACGCAATCCGTCAATTTGTTCAGGAACAATGAAAGATCCTTGTGGAGTAAATGTACTTACGTTTTCTCTAATGTACACAGAGAACATACCATAGTTGTTTAACGCTAACGCTTCGCCTTCAGCATTTACAGGAACTCTATATACATTTTTCCAATCTAAGTTTATTGAAGATGGAATATTTGCATCTGTTGGCAATCCTAAAATTGTAGTATCTTTATAGATAATATATTCTGCACCTATTATAGTATCGTTTACAGGAACAGTAGCAATTTGAGCATCAAGCTGGAATACACAAAGTTTACCTATGCCTAAGTTATCACTACCTAATGAAGTATTTTTAATATTTCCTAATTCTCTTGTAACATTGTATACCGGAGATGGGTTAGTTGGTATTCTTAACATTTCAATAGTAGACGGTTCGCCGCTTTCGCTACCTAATGACCAGTTATTTGAACCTTGAACATCTTTAACAAATATTGTTGCATTTCTAGAATCTCTTTGATAGAAAGTAATTTGTGCTGTTGCGCCTGTTGTAGTATCTCTTACAAATTGTCCAACTAGTGGCTCATAATAATTACCAAAGTCATCTGGCTCATCTAAAGAAAATTCAATAAATCCGTCCCACAAATCATATAACGTGTGGGTTTTATTTGTTTGAGTATAATTTATTCCTGCTGGTGTAATATCAACATACGATTGATCATTTAAGTTTGGTAAATTTAATACTAATAGGCTAACATCGTCACCATTACTAAGAATATCAGTAAGTGTTTTAGGTGCTCTGACTACAAACAAGTCACTTTCAATAACATCAAAGTTTCCGTATGCTCCTGGTTCGCCTTCAGAAGTAAATGTTCTAATATAACTGTTAATATTATTATCGCCTTCAAATATTTCAGTATTATTATAATCGTAAATATTTCCGCCAGCTGCTATAGTTGCCGATTTACCTGCAGGAACAACATTATAAATTGCTAATGCTCTACCTTCATCTTCAACGATATTTGTTGTTGTTACTGTTGCAGGAAGATCAAACCACCAATAGCCACCTAAATCTTCTGTAGTGTCTACTTGTGTTAATTCCTTAGGAGCGTTACGTACATATTGTCCTACAAACTCTCCTGTTTCTAAATACAATGCTTCGGTCTCTTGCCAAAGTCCTACACTACCGCCTACATAAATTACAACGCTCGGGCCTTCTTGATATACATATTCTACATACCCAAATACACCTTGTGATTCTACTTGATCACCTACACTTGGTATTATTGAAAATGCATCAATATATAATACTACATCAATTTTCTTTTGTACTACTAATCCGCTTTCTAAGAACGCTTCAGTTACTGACGGTAATTCTCCTCCAAACGGAGCTCTAGTTAAATTAGCAGGATCTTGTCCTTGGTTTGCTGTTGTAGTAGCATACCAATCTAAGAAAACAGTATCTCCTGGACCTGTTGCTATGTACTGATCTTTGCCAGCTCTTACTAATATGTGATCTGTATCAGTATTTGTAAACGGATAATTACCTGCTAGTAAATTGTTAAATTGTATTTCACCACCAGTAATATTGTTATCCAATAATACTTCAACCATTGATGTAAAGCTACCAAACGGTTGTGCTAAATTGGCACCATTAATATCAATTACAGCTTCCCATAATTGATCATTGTATGAAACAATTTCTGTATTTTGATAATCAGCTGTAGAATCATAAAGTCCTTTGAATTTAGTTTTTACATTTGAACTATCTGGCGAACCAACAACTAAGTATTTGCCATCCGAACTAATTCCAAGACCTTTACCAAATCCTTTTTGTAAATCTGCTAATGGTGTTATTGGATCAACAATTTGTGTAAATTGGAAGTTTTGATTGTTGCCGCCTCTAGTATAAACAAATACTTTACCATCGCCTGCAACAGGATTAAGTGATTCGTCTAATGATCCACTTAACGGTGTTGACACTGCCATTGTAACGTTTCTACTATCAACAGCTATCCTGTCTGCAAAACTATTAAACGGTACTCTGTCTTCGCCTTCGACACGTTGCAATAAGTTAAACGGTTTGTTATTTTTAATAACTCTCCAATCGCCGCTGTCATCACTATCAACCCATAGTAGGCTATCTTTTTCAATTCCAGCTTGTGCAATAGCATTTGCTTGTACATAAGATTCTGCTCTTACTGAATTAAACTTTGTTAAGATTCCTCTACATTGATTAATGTCTGAAATTACTTTATCAGTTTCAATAATAATTTCATTTACACTAACTTTAAGTACTTTAAAGAATCCATCAACATCTACTGTTGTTTGATTTGCTATTGGATATGTACTATCAACTGTAGTATAATCAGTTTCAATAATATCATAAATTCCAACAATATCACCAACTTTTATATCTGATACAGAAGTATCAATTGTAATTTTGAACTGGTCTTTATCTGATGCGCCAACACTAACCGCTGTAGCGTTTCCTTTAATACTTGTAATAGTATAACCGGAGTTTACATGTTGATATACTGACCATTGTGCATTCTTGGCGCCGACCCAAACATATTGATTGCTTTTAATCTTGCCGAAGTCTATAGAAACAAGATCTTCGTACTTACTTAATATAACCGACACATCTTCAATATGTGTATAACCCGGGGACTTTGTAAATTGTGGTAAATCATCAGTTGTAGGGAACGGCTTATTATTATATTTTGCAGGCTTTTTATAAACTTGGAAATCAGATATTCTATAAATTAAATCGGTTTCTTCGCCTGTAATGTTATTAGTAAGTATAAACGGTTGTGGATTATTTCTAATTTTAGCCTCGTCTATTTTAAATTCAACTTCGTCAAATCCTTCACTTGCTCCATACTGACTTTGTTTAATTGCCCATTCTTCATAAAAGTCAATACTTTCTTTATCGGCTTCACTAAGAACATCAAACAATTTATTAAGACTGTTTAATGTGCCTTTTTCCTTAATCATTCCTTGATAGAATTTATACTGACTTACATCGTCATTAATAATGTTTGCTAGATAATCTCTGTTTTGATATCCTATTAGATGTTGTGCATACTTTTGTTGCTCTACATCAAAGTTATCTGTATCAAGATCATAAAAGTCTGCAAACTGATTTGTTTTGTATTCAAAGTTAGTAAGTAATTTACTTTCTGGTTTTTCAGAAAGTCGTGTCCAAGAAGATGACTCAAATAATTCAGTACCTGTTACTTTATTGTTTGAACTGTAATAGAATTGTTTATGCTTAATTAATGCACCAACGCCGTAGTCTGACCAAGGTTCCCATTCTGTTACAATAGCTTCATCATATATAAAGCCCGGAATGTTTAAACTACCATCCCAGTCTACAGTTCTATAACCCAATGAACGTATTCTATCTTGACGGTAACCTGTAGGTGGTTGATATATTACATCACCAAATACTGTTGTATTATCTAATAATACAATATGTTCTTTTCTTATTATTGGTATTTGTACAGCATAAACACCGTCACCAGTTTTTCTAGGACGTATTTTAAATTTATTTGGTTCTTGTCTACTTATTCTTGTAAACTCTTCTGCAAACTTTGTACCGTCTGATTTTAATAAACTATATCCATAAAAGTTATCAAATATATTATCAACTGTTGAATATTCAGTTTCAAAGTTTATTTCGTCAGCAACTGGACTTAGTGCAATAAGTGCGCCTTCGCTCCAGTTTTGTGTACTCCAAAACATAAACTCTCTACAACTATTTTTCCAGTCTGAAAGTACTTTTTCGTCGCCATCGTAGTATTCAAATCTAAATCCTTGATCCTTCAACCACTGTTCGTAACCTAGTAAAAAGTCTACAACATCTTGTATTGTATTTAGATTAGATCCATAAGATAAAACTTGTGTATCAAATTTATTAAAGCGTTCTTTAAATATTGCGTCTGCGCCGCCAACTGTAGGCAACGAAGGAAGTTTTGCAAACTTAGCTGTTTCAAAAACACTTGTTGCTGTATGAGTTTCTAATACTGTATAAAAATTGTTTAAGTATTGAACATTTTTTCCTTTAACATATACCTTACCGGCATCCCAGCTACTAAAAGATTCTGATACTCCGCCAATGTTTATATTAACGTCTTTATTTGAACTAAAGGGCTGATACCATTTAAATACTGGATTTTCTTTGTTGTATCCTCTTACAACAAACCCAGTAGAACGTTTTTCTATAATAACACCGCTATAGTTAACTGTTTTTATTGGAGAACTAGTGTGCAATAATATATTATAATTTTCTTCTGGAATAAACACATTGCCGCTGTTTAACGGAGTTCTGGATTCTAGAATTAATTTAAATTTAGATTTATCAGTAAATCCGCCTAACTTAAATGCTAAACAATTTTTTATAGATTTTAATCTACGAACATAATTGCTATAACTTGCTGTTACGCTACTAGCCATATATGCAGCAACATAATTTACTATGCCAGATGTTAATACTTGTGTTTCTTCTTTTGAAGTATTCGGAAACACTAAATCAGCAAGTGTTAAATGTTTCATTGTAGGCTTATAAACTATATGCCCTAGTGTATTTCTAATTTGTCTTGATCTATCAAATCCTGTTGCTAGTAATGAACTTGGTGAGTTAATCATCCAACTTGTTAGTAATGCGAAAGGAAAATCAGAACTTTGTCTCCATACATTTTCAATAGGTGAATTGTCACTAAACTTAAATGGAGCATCTAATCCAACTGACGCAAAACGCTGTACAGCATTTGAATCTGAAGGACTTAATAAGTTACCGTTACTATCTACAGGTATAAAGTTTAACAGCCCTGGACGAGCATATTTTTTGTTAATTGAAAAATTTGTTGTTGCAGATCTAATAATACCTGCTTGTAAATCTTCCCATAATAATAAGTTTTCGTTAGTATATGGAGCAGGACCATATTGTGCTTCCCACCATGTAGGTTTAATTGTAAAGCCTAACATTTCCCAAGGATTAGTATGCGGACGATCTGTGTCAAAGAGTTGCCTATATACACCTCTCCACCATCCTGGCAAACGCTCACCTGTAGGCGAATTCATATTTGAATAATTCCAAGAATAAGAATCTACTCTATCATAATATTTTTGAACAGTATAATCTTCGTCAATTAATTCTAACCATTGAATAAAATCTGTAATCATTGGTTGATATACGTCTACTCTAGAAAACTGTGTATTTCTAAAAGTGTTAGGAAGATAATCGTTGATATCAAATAATGTAGTATCGTATTCTGTTTTAATATTATTAAAGATTCTTTTTTCTAAATCTAAAACTAAGTCGTCTCTGTAATCACCAAATGCTTTTGTTATACTACCATCGTGTCCTCTAAGCATCATTGGTGCAGAACCATATGTATCGTCCTGGAATAATTCTGGAATGTACTTAGGAAATAAACCTAACTTAGTTGGAGTTGACGGTATATATGTTCCATTTGTAGTTTCATACTCGTTAATTTCTAATATGTCGCCAAATTGTTTAGTTGCTGTAACATCTAAATAACCTTCAGTGTTAAACACATAATCTTGATTGTGTAATAACTGTGTGCCGTTTAAATATACTGTTACAGAACGTGTACTTAATTCGTTTAAAACAAACGGTGTTGTAAGTGCATAGAACCTAGTACCAATATCTTCAATTGTTATAGTGGTTGTAATAGATGCGCCATAGCCTATCATATCCGAAAAGTAGAAAGGCATTGTATTAATTTTATCTTTAGTAATCTCAGAAATTATTGCATCTACATGCTGTTTTATTGATCCACTAAACGGTAACACTTCTGCATTTTCTAAAAACATTCTTTTAAATTTACTATATTCTTTTTTAGCAAATCTTAATGATTTAATTACATTAGACTCTTTATCTAATGTAGAATACATTGCAAGGTTTAACGGAGCAGAATGCTTAATAAACTTTCTACCATAAACACTTAAATTAGTCAAATCTCTTAAATTACTAACTCCAGGGAATACTCCAACAAAGTCTGGAGCATTTTGTGTAATACTGTTAACATGATCAGTAACTTCACCTAATGTAAATGTTTCAACATCAGCATTTAGCGGATTTTTTTCTAAGTTTGGAGCAATTTCATAAAAACCATTTTCATTCTTTGACGTAGCAGATGTTGTTTTAATTATAATGTTTGCATTTTCTGAAATCTTATTTAAAAATCTAACCGACTTTACTTTGTCTGCTGTGGAAACTATTTCATAATCAGTATTTTCGTATACAACTTTATTATCAACAGTTACATTAACTTTTAAATCTTCTACAAATGCACTTTTGTTATAACTATTAATTGGATAGTTAACCTTTGTACCGTCATTAACATATTGCAATACTACATCTTGATTACTAAATGTACTTGCTTTAACATATGCGCCTACTAATAGATAATTACTAGATGGCAAATACTTTCTTAGATAACCATTACTAACATTTATATTATATGTTTGATCGTCAATTTGATATTGTGTAGTATCTTGATTAAAATTAAAGTTAAAAACAATATCGCCTACATTTTCAATACTTCTATAAGAAATTGGAAAACCTAATACTGTATCATTTATGCCTTGTCCTTCTTTATAACTAAAGAGTTTTGTACCTCTGAAGTTAGATGCAGGATAAACTGTTGTATCTGAATAGCTTTTTCCGTTTGCATCAAAAATATCAAAAACTGGTGTTTGATTTACTGCTGTTTTTTCTTGTGCTTTATTCCATGTGACACTATCGTAATACCACATTGTACCTGCAAAGTCTTCACCTCTAGTAATTAAAACAGTTTCACTTTCAGCTGGTAAACTGTCTTCTGTTTCAATTAAACTAATTTGTCCGTTAACACCACTTCCGGCAAAGTTAATAAATTTAACTTCAAAGATTCTACCGTTAACTAAAGGATCTGTGTCATTAAGGAATAATACTCTCATTCCTTCTGCAAGTTGAACACTATCAATATTGTAGCCTGTGCTACCTTCAATTGTACTAAATGCATCTGTAGTAAAGTTGTCAAGTAAGTCAACTACTGGTTTTGTTTTTGTACCAAAATTATATAATTTTAAACCCGCATCAAATTGTATAATGGGCCTGTTAGCACGTTGTGCTTGATCAATATCAAGAACTAGATTATTAATTTTTGCAGATAATTCTATTACTTCTCTATGATACCATCTATTATATCTTGACCAAAAGTTACCGTCTGGACTTGCACGGTTAATTGTAATATAATCTTTATCTCTTGGATAACCTGTTGCTGCGCCGAAAGGGAGTGCATCAAATCCGTCAATAGTATCATCAAATGGTACTAACAAATCAATACCAACTGGAAAACTAACTTCAACATCAATGTCACTTACAAGAGTTATTTTGTCTCCAACGCCTTCAACATACCATTCTGAGTTTGAATATTTTGCAGGTAATACTTCTCCTTCAAAACGTACTTTTAATCCGTTAGTTAAACTCCAGTTATCTCTAGTAGTATAATATTTTTTACCAATAATCTCTGCTTCTACATCAATTATACTTGCTTCTGATTGGTTAGCAACTCTAATTAGGCCACCCATATTAATGTCATTATCAGCAACATAATAAATTTCGTTTGGCGTGCTTGGTCCTAATGTTAATTCTATAACGCCGCTTTCTACACCTTGTTGTGACACTTCAGTAGTTAATAAAAACTCATCTTCAAGTGTTCTTGCAGATCTAAAAGTAAACGGAAATCCTGTAGAATTAATTTCAAATCTATAAGTTACGCCTCTATATAATTTTAATGTAGGATTGTTTGTTGCTCCATCAGGAGTAAACAAGTAGGACAAATCACCTAATGCATTTTGTACTTCAACAGTATATGTACTTGTAATTTCTTTAGCATCTCCAGGAACAACTACTGTTTGTGGACCTGTGGGTAACCAATAGTATTCACGGAAGTTTGAAAACATATCCCAATTAATACTTGGGTTCCAAGTATAGTATTCTTGTTTATTGTTTCTACTATGATTAGTGTTGTCGCCGCCAAAGTTTTCAATTTGATTTACATAATCCATGTAATCTCTTAAAAATTCTGTATTTCCTAAACCGTCTTTAATAACACTAACTGGCTCTAGTTGATAGTCAGTTCTATCAGCAGAAACATCTTGCAAATACTTGTCAGTTTTATCATTATATGCTTTTGCAGTTTTTCTACCTACAAACGAATTAACTTTTTCAGAAACGCCTGGCTGTAATAGCTGGTCCAATGTAGACTGTAAAAACTTTTGATTTTTATCTGTTCTAAAATATTTAGGCAGATGTCTAGCACTTTGTCTGCGTTGCGGATCTTCACCCGGAAGTGGAAATTCGTTTTGATCTTTGTCGTATGCCATTAGTAACTATATCCTCCGTTACTTGAACTGCCTGATGAACTACTTGAACTACTTGGCGTAGAAGTTGTAGAAGTTGTTGTATTAATAGGTGTCGATGTATCAGTAAATGCTGAACTTTGTATTCCGGCATTTATTGTTGTAGATTTTGTTACAACATTTCCTGATGCTTTTAATCTTGAAGCTGTAATAGCATCAATAATTTCAACATCGTCTACACTAGCACCACTTATAAAAATTTCGTCTGCTTCTGATTTGATTTCATACAAGCTACCAAAATTTTGATCTTCTTGTACTGGTATAAGAATAAATGACGACACATCAGGAGCAAGTTCGTTAATTACGTATCCTGATAATTCAGAGAAGTAAAATGTTTCACCAAAGTCCCAATTGTCTAAAGCAAAAAATTGATTAATTGCTGTAATTACTTTTGTCTTAATGTCGTTATCGTTTAATACTTTGTTAGCGTTCTTTACAATTTTAAATTTAGCTTTCAATTCTTGATCCGCTTCATTACCGAATAGTATTTTATACTTAACTGGATGATATATAATTTCATCTGTTAATGATTTAATTTTGTTTAACTCTGCACCGTATTCAATAAACAACTGATCGCTACTTGGTGGTAACGGTTTTGTTTGAGACTGTTCGAGCAACCAAAGTCTAAAGTTATTGTCGTAGTTTCTAGTTAGTAAATACATATCAATAATATTACTTGCACTAGGATCTATTCTAGACTCAGAACTTGCAGCATGAATATAACGGAACTTTAAGTTATTTCTGCCTACTCTTGCTTTGTAATTAGCTGTGATATTTAATCTAAGTGATGATTTGTCTAATATCTCAAATACGTCAGTGTCAATGTAATAGAATATTTGTTGATCATTGTATGTGCTAAACGGAGCAACTTCAGTTTTAGAATTTAAAATAATAATTGAATCATTGTCGTTTGGAAGATAATTAAAATCTTCTACACCGTCTGCTGTAGTAACTTTTTCAAAGATAATGTACTTGTTAGTAGTGTTAGTTTCTGGTTGAACAATTTCTTCAAACAAATCTGCATCATCTACAACGCCGTCTTCGTCGTCATCAAAATAACTTACTTCTAATTTTTTACTATCAACATAGCCATCTACGTCTCTATATGCATCAACAATTTCCCAATTAAAATCTTGAGTAAATGGTGCAGGGTTATCTGGCTGTGTATTAATGTTTAACACTGTAATAGTATCTTTAACAATTTTTCCGCTTTTGTTATCAAATATTTTGTCACTTGAATCATAGTAAAAACGCATTTCGTTATCACTTTCAAACACAAATCTCATTGAACGGTATGTAATAGTATATCGTTCGCCATTTGTTTCAAATAGAACTAACCAACTTGCATCAAGATTTTGATTTGTAACATCGCCAGTTTTACCTGTACTAAATCCTGTTCCTAGTGATAAGTTATTTTCTGTAACAATGCGCCATTCTGCAGCAACTTGATCAAATCGTAAACCAAATGTTTTGTACGAAAATATTTGATCAATTATTTGCTGTTTAACACCTGATTCTAAGTTATTAGCTAGTGGTGGTTTAATTTCAAATAGTATTGCTCCAGACGGAATAACATCATTTAGTATAACAGCGCCTGCGCCGTCATCTGTTGGTTCAAATCCAGTTCCGTTAATTCTAACAACTTTTACCCATTTATAATAAGTGTCGCCTAATAGCTTTACTGTTCCATTAACTAATTCGCCTTTTGAATTAAAGTGATTAGTTGATGTGTCAATATCTGCTGGATTAGCTTTAGCAATATATCCTGGAGCAATTACTTTAATTAATGAGCCTACTTTAACAAGACTTAAAATAGATCCAGTAAATTTACCTAATGTTGACGGAACATCTTCAATGTTCTTAAAATAGCCTGTAGATAAATTTGTATCTTTTGTAGTTTGTACCCAGTTAACACCTAAGTCTCTTGTTATAATTTTATTAAATTTATCAAAGTAATAATTTCTAATTTTCTTATCACTTAAAATTGGTACAATAGTGTTTTCTACAGCGCCTTCTACATCAGTTCTAGTAGTAAAAGAAAATCCATCCTTTTTAGTTTGGGTTTCTTTATAAACAACACCGTCATTTGCATACAGTGTTGTTTTACTATACTTACTAGTAGCGTCTACTAGATCAAAGTATCTACTAATTCCGCTTGATACTCTATTAACACTTTTAACCTTTACAATTTGTTGATTAATTCCTAATGGTGCAATTTGATAATCTTCACCAGTAACCATTCTATTTTGTGTATAGTAGGTAGTTGGAGCATTTTGTTTAATCGATGCTGTTGATTCGCTGTTAGTGCTGTTATCAACAGTATATTGTAAACTATAAGTTATTGTAAGAGTTTCTGTTTTATTACGCTTTGATAGATAAGGAACTGTAATTGTTATTCCTCTAAAATCTTTAGGAGTAATAATTACTCTTTCGTTTAAACTAGTTCTAAAATAAGTCTTAAACTGACCTGTTGGAATATTTCCAAATACTCCATCACTAAACACTAAGCTAACTCTATCATCAACTCTAGTTAGTACAGAATATACATTTCTATTTTCTTTGTTAAGACTGTTGTATATAATATTGTTGCCTTGCAGGGATTCAACTTTAGACCATAATTCTTTTTCGTTACCTACACTATCTAAACTATATAACCAAACATCAGAATTATTAATTTGTGGAGTTTCGATTGCAACGGCTTGATTAGATGCATAATCATTAATTGTAAATATACCTTGGTCTAACACACCCTGTCTAAAGTGACTAAAGAATCCTGTGTTTGAACTTGTAGGACCTTTGCCATCATCTCTATATAACATAGCAAAGTTGTTTCCTGGAAACGGTGCTTCTTCTTCAATAGTCTCTGTAATGTCTGTAGATACTATTTCAAAGCGCACAGCTCTGCCGTCAATATTTTTGTTAAATTGGTACGTAGGAACATCAGTATTAGTACTACTAAATCTATATTGTTCAGTGTCAACATTTGAAATAACTGATTTCTTTGCAGGACGACCAAATGTTCCATTAACAGGTAATGCTGTATTCATCACTTTGATAAATTGTTCATACCAATCACTGTTAGCAGGATCGTTCCAAGTTATAGTTTGACCTTGTAAGTTAACATTATTACTGTCTCTAACTTCTTCACTAGTTCTAATGTTTTGAATTTTAAGTAATCCGTTAGCAGGTTGATTTCGCTTTGGATTGTATGAAAGCAAACGTGCTAAACGGAGAACTGATTCTCTACGCTCTGCAAGTTCTAGGTAATTTTCTCTAGCATTTAGATCAATACGATAAGAAATATTTTGACCTAAAAATGCAATAAGATCTATCAGTGCAAGGTATTCACTGGATTCAACATAGTCGTTAAAATCTTCAGGATAATTTTCCCTTAGATACTGGACCATAGTTCTGCGTAAATTGTCAAAGTCGTAACTTTGAAAATCTGCGTTTCTAAATGACTGGTAGACTCTCTTCCAATCTTCTGCTAATAATAATCTATTTTGTCTATCTGTTGACGACATCGGCTATTCCTTATCTATAACAGTATTTATGTGAGATCGATAAGTGCGTATATAATTACTGTGTTAAAAACCCAGCGTCCTCATCAAACTTTAACTGTAGTTTTTCTACTATAGAATAAGGCAAATATGCAAGCTCACACTCGATTTGAATGCCGCTTTCATAAGCGTCTACAGTAATTTGATTTACTTGAACACGGGGATCATAATTTATAATTCTTGATACATTTTCAACGATTGCGTTTTTAACTGTGTCGGTTAATGGTTCAAATAATATGTCCCATATAATTGTTCCAAATTCAGGATCGCTAAGTTTTTCTCCTTGGCGAATATGAAAGTGATTAATAATGTCTTGCTTAATAAGCGAAACATCATGCAGTATATGACTATTTGATTCTTCATTTACTGTACTAAATCCTCTGTACGTGGGACTTTTTTCGGTGGTAATTTTGTCTGAGTTATTACTACCCTTTACAGATACTTGTTTATATAAACTTTTTTCTATTGTACTCATACCGTATTTACCTTATTATGTCGAACGCTTAAATGTGTCTGCTAATGCAAATTGTTCAGGCGCTTCCTCTAGTGTCCCGTTTACAAAATCTTTTCTTTCTTCTAACGAACTTGCAGCTGTTTTATCAGCCACGAATTCTTTTGGATTGTTATTTTCATGATCTGACCACGGTTCGTGAGCAGGTATTCTAACTGGTACATTTGCATCTACAGCGTCTGATGCTGATTCATCTGAATTCATGTAAATGCCGCCCAGTGCTGTTTCATGATGAGTTTTAGCACTAATATTTGTAGTGCTGCCTGCTGTAATTTTTCCGTCTTTGCCTGCTTTAATTTCTACGTTATTAGTAGACGAAATAAATGTACTTCCACCAGAGGACGTAAAGTTTGTATTTTGTCCTGATTCAAAGTTAATATCTCTATCAGCAAAAAAGTTAATATCATTTTCTGATCTAAAACTTATACTATCTTTAGCATATACATCAATTTTACCATTAGCTGTCATTTCGATCCAGCTATTACCGCTACCATGTGAAATATAAATTAAGTCTTCTGAGTTATGTAATAAAATTTGATGACCGTGACGAGTTTGAAGTCTAACTAATTCATTAGCAGGAATAGTTTTATCACCGTCTGACTCGCCGTTTGTAATATTAGCATATGAAGGTTTGTCAGGATCATCACCGCCTGGTGCTTTTCTACGGCGCAAACTCATATCACCATCATCCATGACAAAACTAGATCCGCCTAGTCTGTTAAATGGTCGTTGTATTGATGCTCCTTGTCGTCCATATGTATATTTTGGACCATCTAAATCTGGTGGCCCTGGAGTACTCCAACCAAATACAGCACTAGGAGCTTCTCGCCTTGCACTAGAACTATTATATCCTCTAATAGAATCTTTTGCTAAGCCTGCTTTTTCTAAACGCTCTTTTTCAACTGTATTTGTAGGTTTTACAAATTTAGTATAATCTTGCCCAGCGCCTTCTTCTTGTCGCTTGTTATATTCTGCAACAGGTAGTACTAATGATGTATCTTCACTATTTGCTGTTGTAGACGGATTTCCTGGTGTCATGAAATTCATTCCAAGATCCGGAACACATGCTACCCAAAATGCCTGACTATAATCTCCATCTGGCATTAGCACAATAACCATTGTACCCGGATCTGGCGGTACCGCCCAAAAGCCATAACTTTTTTGTGAATACTCATGACCAGCATTATCTGTTACACCATCATAAGGTGACTGTCCTGCAAACGGACTAGCATACTTACATGTAACATAATTTTCTATTGGACCGGCTGCTGTTCTTTTAACAATCATTACTTCAATACCGCCCATAAACGATCCGTCGAGGTGACTTATTACTTTGCCAATATGAACGCCAGGGCTAATATTATTTGATCTTGGAGTACGAGTTTGTTGTGCCATATTATACGTCTTCTCCGCCCATTTTGTTTCTGTCTGTACCTAAGCCAATTGCTTGTCCAGCACTTGATAATGCGCCTGATAATGCGCCCAATAATGAACTAGCTATTGCTGTTGGCGACAAGTCTTGGTTCATTAATCTTGCTAAGTTTAGTGTCTGAGTAAACTTACCATTTTTAAAATGGTTAGTAACATATATAGTCCTATAAACCCCGCTAAACATAGCTATTGGCAGGAAACCACCTAGTGGATATTTTACAAATCCATCTTTACCATCATAGTCCATTGGTGTTCTAAAATTTAATACTGTAGTAACCATGCCGCCTACTGGATTGCAAGATCCTTCAATTGTTATGTTAGAATTTAATGGGTTATTAATTCCTAAATAATTTCCTAATCCGGCATCTATTAACCAATACGGATCTCCGTTAATTTCTAGATCAACTGTAATCATATCTCTATCAGTATTGATAAGATTATTATTCCATGTGTTAGCAAGCGAAGTGCTTGTATCTTGTGTTCCGCCGCCACCACTTACTTGATTAGGTTCAGACGTTGATAAAGTTGTTTGCGCACCAGTTTCAGCCGATGCCAGCGAAGTTCCGCCAGTATCTGATGTTGCGAAATCTTGTGCATTTTCTTCTCTTGACAACATTGATCCCCCAAATACTTGACTCATTAGTTTTTGCGAACGAGTAGCTTGCATACCTGTATAAAAAGTTTGATTAAAGTGTAAATCAAATTTAACTATTTCGTTGTTCTGTCCAGTATAGATATAGTTGTATGCTTTTACAGCGCCAGCTTGTGCGCTTAGTGCATTCCATATACCTTGAGTGTTTGGTCCGGAAAAGATAGATGCCGGAACTGTATACGGAACTACTCTAAATACATAAACTTTAGGAGATGCTCCTGTAACAAGTCCACCAAACAAGCTAGAACTATTGTAAACATGAGTATGAATTTTAAACCATTCGTATTCACCCTTGGCATTTTCTTTTTGCCTAACAGCATTTCGACCCCAGTCGCTACTTAATATAACATTTTCAATCATATCAGTTATAGCTGTGGCGTCTCTAAATGTAAATGTTTCTGCATCAGCATCACCT